TATATGTATAACTTAAATTTTCATCTCCGACTTTGGTTGAATCTTCAAGAATAACCGCTACAATTCCGTTCTGACTTCGTGTTACCGCAGTCTGTGCCTTCGTCTTAAATTCAATTAAAATTTCAGGTAATCCCATTTTTATCCCCCCGTATCACAAGTTCGCTCATTTCATCATACTTTTCTGTTTTATCCACAGCCTGAATGAAATTTATATCAAAATACACATACATTGCACCCTTTTCAATTTCAAAATTCATTTCATGAATAGTCAGATGTCTGTCCATAATATCGAAAGTCGGGTACAAAAAAAGCTCTTTAATCCTGCTGTAAGCACCTATACAGTCCTCCACAGTTTCAAGAGCCGATATATATTTTAATTCTACCGAAACAGTAAGTTCCTCAAGTGCACCGCCACAGCACTGAGGCTGTACATCTGAAGGATACGCAGAAACAAACACTGCCGGTTTTAAAAATCCCTCATCTACTTCTGAGGCAACCACGTTAAATCCGGCATTCGCAAGGATTTCCGCAGTTCGTGTCTGTATATCTTTTTCTGTAATCATCTGTCCTCCTACATTTGTATATCTTTTGTTATCTTATCAAGCAGTTTTTCTGCACCCGAATTGAATTTTGCCTGTGCCTCCGACATTGATTTTTCAAGCATAAAATCACCTTGTACATATCCGCCGGATTTAATGCCTCTTGCAGAACGCTGTACACGATTAAGTTTTCTGCCTCTTTCCCGAGTTCTGCCGCCGCTTACAATCTTATGACCGAGTTCAATAAGATGAGCATGCAGTGCTGTTGACTGAACTCTCACTACTCTCACTTTACCGCCCTTATACAGTTTCACTTTTTTCGTTCTCCATGAGTTGCGTAGTTTTTTTGTCCTTACCGGTGTAAGTGATTTTGTTCTCTTATTTACGGCACGTCCTTCTGCCATAAGGAATGCGTCTGCCTGACTCGGATAATTCTTCTCGCATTGCTTCATAGCTTTTTCAAGTTCGTCAAATCCGAATACATCAATATTCCTTGCCATTTCGGTCTTTCTCCTTTGCAACAATTTGCAATTCCGTATTGTTTTCGACTATGTTAAGAACAGAAACAATATCAAGAACCTTTAGTCCGAACATAATTTTCATATCCTCGGTTATATTCGGAAAATACCTTGTTGTAATTTTGTATGTGGTTTCTGCACGCAGTTTTTGTGACTCCTCATACTCACGTCCCGACATCGGAGAAACATTTGCCCATACGGCATACTCATTCAAAGAAAGCTGATGTGAATACAGCTGTCCGCCGCCTGCCGATTTCCATACTGCGTTGCCTTTGTTATCTGTCAGCACATACACAGAAGTTTCAGCGGCATTAATGTCACTGCTTAATTTAGGTTTGAACGGAATCCACACAGGCACATTTTCATTCATTGAATTTAATCTTTTATCAAGCGGTTTCAAAAATATAACCCGATGACGCAGTTTTGAAAAGTCCATTAAAATGCCGCCTTTCTGTATGGTCTCAGCAATGTATAAAATATACTCGGTACACCGTTTTTATTTCCGTCACGCTGTTCAAAGAAATATCCTATACACACAAGCATAGCTTGTTTATAGCTTTCCGGCAGTTCATCAGGCATTGCAAGACGTGTATAATTTTCGCACATTTCTCCTGCTAAGAGAATGAGTATTCGGAGATAGTTGTCCTCTGCGTCAGAATCCAAATGCAGATACTGTTTAACCTCTTCAATCGTCAGCACTTTCTTCTTCCTCCGTTTTGGATTGCACGGTTTTAGATTTAGTGTCCCTTCTTGTTATTTTAGTGTCCCTTACTTCTTCCGCAAATCTGCACTGAACCAAATCTTCGCCTATTTTCTTGTCAACATCAACAGTCTGACCTTCAGAAAAACTGAAGGTCAACCCCGAGCATGAAGTTGTTATCTTTATTTTCATTTTACCCTCCTATTATTTCATCTGAACAGTTTTAACCGATTCAGGCAATATCAGCTTTCCGTCCAATCTTTGGAATACACGGAAACCGACTTGTCCGCTCTTTGCAAAAAGTTCATTCAATCTTTGAAATGAACGTCCTTGTCTGTCAGCCACCCAATAATATGATAAATCACCAAACAGCAATATCTTATTGCCGGACTCTATCTCAGGCATATATGCAGAAGTATGTATCGGACGGTTAAGAATTGTATCCGGCTGTCCCGCCTGCAGACCCGGTTGCCATAAATACTGACCGTTACTGTCTTTAAGTTTTCTTATAGCCTTTATTGTACTGTCGCTTGACATAAATACGGCATTCTTTCGATACGGTGTTCTAAGACTGTGATATAGGTCAATTATTTCATCTGTCGTAATTGCGTTTGACGCAGCAGACGTAACCCCTACTTCAGCCGTATTTAACACACCTGTCGGTTTTCCTGTACCGTTGCCGTTGATAAATGCCAATTCCTCTGCCGCACCCATTCTTCTTGCAAATTCCGATGATATGTATGTTTCAAGATTAAATGCGGAGTCATTGAGCAGTTCTTCCGATACTTTTATAATCGTACTTAGCTTATGAGCTCCAAGAGATACAGTTCCGAACTCATCATCGCTTTCAGTGTATTCCGAGCCTTCATCTGTCCACACAGCCTCACCGTGAGATGCAACTACCGGAATCTTTTTATCACCGTTTGCACTTGTTATGATTGTAGTTAATCCTCGCATAATGTTTTCATCGGCAAGTTTGTCAATAAGAACTGCCTCGTATTCGTCGGGAACAAGATATCCGCCGTCACTGTCAGTACCAATCTGCAACGTATCATGTACCGAATATGACAGCTGATTATTCTTCATAAGCTTCCAAAATGCCTGCTTATATTCGTCACTTGCTCTGCCCGTTTTTATATCACCGTTCGTTTTAGGTGTTTCAAGAACGGGTGTATTAACAGGAGAATTCAGTCTTTTTTCCATCTCTGCCTGACGTTCTAAAATGTCAATCTCCTTGCCAAGAGCAACAATTTCACTCTCCATTTTTTCATATGTTTCCACGTCCTCTGCCGAAAGCATATCGTTTTCTCGTTTTGCATTATCAAGAAATTTCTTTGTCTTTTCCCATAATGCTGCCCTTTTTTGTCTTAAATCAGTTATTGATGCCATTTATATTACCCCCATTATTTCAATAAATTTAATCTTGTTTCAAACTGTTCTGACGGAATACAATACTTTGAATCTTCCGGCTTGACTATCGGCTTAAGTTTTTTTCGCATTGCGGCAATAGTATTAGTCACCATTGTTGTTTTGTCAAAAATCATATCTTGATTATCAGTGCTGTCATCATTGCCGTATAGGATTTTGTCACAGAACCCCATATCATGTGCCGAATGTGCATTCATCCATGTTTCTCCGTCCATCAAATGTGACAGTTTGCTTCGTGACAGTCCGGTCTTTATCTGATAGGCATTGATAATTGATTCTTTTACTTCGTTAAGAAAATCAATACCTTGTTCAAGTTCCGATGCCTGTCCGTAAAGCATCATTGAAGGATTATGTATCATAATCATTGATGTCGGAGACATCTCAACCATATCCCCAGCCATTGCAATTACAGATGCCGCACTTGCCGCAATGCCGTTTATTTTAACGGTAATTTCGCCGTTATGTTCTTTTAGTGCCGTATATATTTCACTTGCCGCAAAACAGTCACCGCCCGGACTGTTTATCCATACCGTAATATCACCTTCGTACCGATTAAGCTCATCACGGAACATTTTCGGTGTTACATCATCGCTGTACCAGCTTTCTTCCGCAATTACGCCATTTAAAAAAAGCACATTTTCTGTGCTTTCATTTTCTTCGTCTATTTTGTTTTTAACAGTCTTGAACCTCCAAAATTTACTCATTTTCACTTTCACCCCCGCTGTTGTAATTTCCGGCATTATTTATATCAACCATATTGCCGTTACACAAATATCTGTCACCGCCAAGTTCTTTAGGTATTTTATTCATATCCTCCAATTCCCTTATATCGTTTGCACTGTACCACCCATTCTGTCTGCCGATAGCATATCCGCTCATACGGCTTTTAAAATCCCCTCGCAGAAGTCCGTCAACATTGAATTTTACGAAGTATTTCTTCTGTTCTTCTTCTGTCAGAAGCTGCTGAAATATTGTCTGCTCTATCCTCACAAGCCACGGTCGGATTGTATTCGTTACAAAATCAAGCGACTGCTGTTCTATATTGTTAAAACTTGATTTTTCCAAATCGGCAATCATATGCGGAGGAACACGAAATATTCTGCATATTTCATTCACCTGAAATTTTCTTGTTTCAAGAAACTGTGCCTCATGAGGATTTATCGAAATCGGATTGAATTTCATTCCTTCTTCCAGCACCGCAACCTTGTGTGCATTTGAACTTCCGCCGTATGCGTCATTCCATGCGTCACGAACT